CAGGTGCTCAAGGTGCGACGGGATCTACTGGTGCTCAAGGTGCTCAAGGTCATCAAGGACAATCTGGAACAAATGCAGGTCAAGGTGCTCAAGGTGCTACAGGTGCTCAAGGTGCTGTTGGTGCTCAAGGAAATACTGGTGGAGGAGGAAATCAGGGTGCACAAGGTGCTACTGGAGCTCAGGGTGCAACAGGTTCAGGAGCAACAGGTGCTCAAGGTGCAGCAAATACGGGAGCACAAGGTGCTCAAGGTGCAACAGGTGCTGCTGGTTCAACAGGTATACCATCAGGTGTTATATTAGTATGGTCAGGAAATTCAGGTAATATTCCCTCTGGATGGGTATTATGTAATGGTTCTAATAGCACTCCAGATTTAAGAGGTAAATTTGTTGTTGGTTATAGTAATAGTGATAGTGACTTCGATGTGAATGATACTGGTGGATCTAAAGATGCGACACTTGTAAGTCACAGTCATACAATTAATAATCATACTCACTCGTTCAGTGCAACTACTACTGGTGGTAATCATAATCATCAATACATAGACCAATATGTTGTAATTAATAATGGTTACAGACCTTGGCCAGCAAGTAATAATGACTGTGCACAGAGAAATGTTAATACTAGTGGTTCTGGTAGTCACTCTCACTCAATTAGTGGTACAACTGGTAATCCAAGTAATAGAGGAACCAATTCCCAAGGTTCATCAGCGACTAATGCAAATCTACCACCATACTACGCACTTTGCTATATCATGAAGACATGATATAATATATGAAAACTATATTATGAAATTAGACAAATATATTCATGTATTCAATGATGCTATAACCTCAGATTTTTGTGATCAAATTATTGAGGAGTATGATGATCCAGAGGATTGGAAACCAGGCACTATAAATGATTATGAAGTGAACGACTACAGGAAATGTGAGGTTGTATACTTATCACTTGATGAGACATTAGAAAGAAATTTAAAAACAAGAAAGAAAATAGATGAAAAACTTTATAAAATTATAAGTGATTTATTAGAAGAATATTTAAAAAAATATAATTCTCTTGGATATATTAGAATAAAAGAGGATACTGGATATATGCTTTTAAGATATAAAACTGGTGATTATGTTAAAAAACATGTAGACACATCTTCAGAGCAACATCGCACTTTGAGTTGTTCGTTAATATTAAATGATGATTATGAAGGTGGTGAAATATCATTCTTTGATGGTGAGGTGAAATCAAATTTAAAGAAGGGTGACTTATTAATTTTTCCATCAAGTTTTACATATCCACATGAAGTTTTACCAGTGAGGTCTGGAACTAGATATTCTATAATCACATGGATTAGGTAATAAATAGAATTATGGCAGCATTCGATTTTCCCAATAGTCCTAGTAACGGTGATAATTACACCGCTAATGGAATCACATGGACATGGGATGGAAATAGTTGGAGAAGAAGTTCAGCAGTAGGAGCACAAGGTAATCTTGGTGCTCAAGGTGCTCAAGGTCATCAAGGAAATACTGGTGCGACAGGTGCTCAAGGAGCCGCAGGATCTCAAGGTGCTGCTGGAGCTCAAGGAGCCGTAGGTGCTCAAGGTGCAACAGGAGGAACAGGTGGATCAGGGTCTACAGGTGCTCAAGGTGCTACTGGATCTCAAGGTGCTACTGGATCTCAAGGTGCTACTGGATCTCAAGGAGCCGCAGGTGCTCAAGGAGCCGTAGGTGCTCAAGGTGCTACTGGTGCACAGGGAGCCGCAGGTGCTCAGGGAAATACTGGTGCTACTGGTGCTCAAGGAGCACAAGGTTATCAAGGTCAAGCAGGAACTAATGCAGGTCAAGGTGCTCAAGGTGCTGCAGGTGCACAAGGTGCTGTTGGTGCTCAAGGAAATATTGGTGGGGGAGGAAATCAGGGTGCACAAGGTGCAACAGGAGCACAAGGTGCCACAGGTTCAGGAGCAACAGGTGCTCAAGGTGCTGGTGGTTCAGGTGGATCTACAGGTGCTCAAGGAGCACAAGGTTATCAAGGTTCAACAGGAACTGTATTTACTTCTGGAACAAGAATGTTATTCCAACAAACATCAGCACCAAGTGGTTGGACTAAAGATACTGGTGTTGGCAATAATAGAGCATTGCGACTTGTAACTGGAACTGCTGGATCGGGTGGTAGTAATACATTTACTGGGCAACTTAATTCTACAGTTACTACTAGTAATGGTTCAGTTTCTAACCACACACTTACAGAGTCACAAATACCAAGTCACTATCACTTTGCATTTAGATCAGGAAATCATGGACAGTTACGAAATGGATCTAACATGAGTGCTAATAACTATCCTGGTTCTGGTACTGGAGCTGGTAACATATATGAAACTTATAATATAAATGCTTCTGGTTCTGTATCAAACGTTGGTAGAACATCATCTGTGGGTAGTAGCAGTGGTCACAATCATGGGTTTACAAATCCTAACTTTAACTTGAATATTGCTTATACAGATGTTATAATAGCTCAGAAGAATTAATCATGAAACTCGAACAGGGTAAATTTTGCCCTCTGATTGGTAAAGATTGTATTGGATTACAGTGCTCTTGGTTTACTCAAATTAGAGGAAATCATCCTCAAACTGGTGAACCAGTTGATGAATGGGGATGTGCAGTAACTTGGGTTCCTTTTCTGTTGATTGAAAATTCACAACAACAAAGAGAGACTGGTGCTGCTGTGGAATCATTTAGAAATGAAACTTTGAATAAAATATCACAAACAATTAGTATGAAAACAATCGAGGAACCGATAAAAGAATTAGAAGGAGATTCTGGTCTTTGATTTTATTTGAACAAACAATAAATCCACCACAAGTCTTTTCAAAGAAAGACTTTATAGGAGTCTGGGATAATGTTATATTAGATGATTTTAATAATCTTATAATCAAGATGTTAGATGAGTCAACTCAAATTGTTCCTAGAAGCAATACAAGTGTAAAAGACTCTCAATTAGATATCGCAGCATTTAATCCTATGATATCGAATCATATAATGTGTGCAGTGAGAGCTTGTTGTGAGCAATATTTCGATTGGTATCCATTTCTAAAAAATTTTCATTATCATAGCACGACTTGTCTGTTACAAAAAACAGAACCAACAGAGGGGTATCATGACTGGCACTCAGAATCAAATAACCTTGCCTGTGCAAACAGAACTTTAGTTTGGTCAGTGTATTTTAATGATTTGGAGGATAGTGGTGAAACAGAATTTCTTTATCAAAAACAAAAAGTAAAACCAAAAGCAGGTAGAGTATTAATTTTTCCTGGTTCTTTTACTCATCTACATAGAGGTAATCCACCATATGAAGCAAAGTATATCGCAACTGGTTGGTTGGCAAGTAATGATCAAGAAAATATCTTATTATAATATAAATATCTAAAAACATTAATAAAATGGATGAGACTGACTTTACAGAAGTAAAAACTTGGTTTGGAACTGATTACATAGGAGCTCTTCGACATTTACGAGATATATTGTTGAGAGAAAGTGATTGGACACAATTTACAGATTCTCCTCTTACAGACTCCAAAAAGACTGAGTGGAAGACTTATCGACAAAATTTAAGAGATTTACCATCTACTGAATCTGATCCAGAGAACGCAACCTTCCCCACGAAACCATCTTAAGATGAATGATTTGATTCAAATTATTCAGGTTCTTACACCTGAAGAGGTGAAATTTGTAAACACAGAATTAGATAAGAAAGAATTTATAGTAAGCACGATAGGTTTTGCTGATGGAGAAACAGGAGAACCTAGAGTTGATTCTGATGTAAGATCCAGTTCTGGAACATTTTTACTTGATGATGAAGAGGCAGCGAAAGTAATGCATCAAGGTATGAACAATGCCTTACTAGAGTATCGTCAGAAATTGATGGAGATACATCCAGTTTTTGATGGATATCCTGTGCCTGGTGGTTTTAAGACAACATCCGAGAGAGAACTTATACAGGTATTAGACTATGTTGAAAATCAAAAATATACATTTCATGTTGACGCAGCACCTCAAAAAAATTCAAAAGAACATTTTAGAGAGATATCCATAATTTTATATTTGACTGATGACTTTGAGGGTGGCACGACAAGATTTGTGCATCAAGATTATAAACCACCAGCAGGTCATGCTTTAATTTTTCCTTCTAACTGGTGTTTTCCACATGCTGGAACAAAAGTCACCAGTGGTAAGAAGCGTGTAGCAGTCACTTGGTATTATGTTGACTACCACGACGTTTGACTTTCTATATACCTTATACTATAATACTTCTATGAAGGATCAAGAAGAATTTTTAGAAAATATAGTTATAGATGTTTGTAAGAGAACATTTATGATGTATAGTGATGATGGTAGTAAAAGAAAAGTTCAGTGCGATACAACAAAACAATTCATGGAAGTGCTTGCTTTAGTGCTTACAAACGCAGATCCAGACATAGTAGAGTATGCTGATGTCTCAGTTCAAGAGTAAGCGGTTTCTGCCTAACTAAATAGATCATAGAATAATATACTGGCAATCATAAAACAATGCCCCTTAATAAGTTAGAGAACTTTATAAAGAATACTGAAGGGCGTATTCTTTATGTTAATCCAAGTGACCTTGATTCGACTGATGCGATAGAAAATCAGGGTAATTCACTTACCACCCCTTTCAAAACAATTCAAAGAGCACTCGTTGAGGCTGCTAGATTCTCCTACCTAAAGGGAAACAACAACGACTCAGTAGAAAAGACAACAATATTATTATATCCTGGTGAGCATGTAGTTGATAATAGACCTGGTTATGCAATCAAAGCATCTGGTGTAACTGCAAAGGCAGTATCACAAGCTGGTGCTGAAACTAATGCAACAACTGAATTTGCTCTAACTTCTAGTTCAGTATTTGATTTAACACAAGCAGATAATATTCTCCACAAATTTAACAGTATTAATGGTGGTGTAGTAATTCCAAGAGGTACATCACTTGTTGGTTTAGATTTAAGAAAGACAAAGATAAGACCAAAATATGTTCCTAACCCTACTGATGTAAATGTAGGTAAATCAGCAATCTTTAGAGTCACTGGTACTTGTTACTTCTGGCAGTTCTCTATCTTTGATGGAGATGAGAGTGGTCTTGTATATACAGACACATCAGAT